GCTTGCACCTGTTTGTTTAGGCTCTAATTGTTTCTCACGAACTTCATTTACAGTGCCAGTGTTCTTTGATTTAACACCTTCATATAAATTATTATATGACTCACCGCTTCTAACTTCATTCAGTTGACTTTCTCTGTCATCAAGTCTTTCTTTTACATCAAGCAAAGCAGTCTTGACAAAATGTGAGTAGTCCTTAAGCAATTCAGCAGCAACTCTTGTTCCTTGTCCATTTTCCATTAAACCAAGTTGGTTTTCGTTTAGGATAGGTTCCCAAGTAGTTCTTTTTCCATTTGTGTAACCTGTGATTGAACCATCAGTAGAAAGAACAACTCTATTACCTGCATTATCCTCGACTTTAAAATCGATTGTAACTGCAGCAGCAAGTTTTTTTCTTTGCTCTGATGCAATCTTTGCAAAGTGATCCATTTGATTTCTGCTCCCCGCCACGAAAGGCGTATTTGTTTTTATATTTTTGCTTCTTTCATTAGCAACCCTAATGACATTATCAATACTTTTTTGAATTTCTGAATTGTCACTTAAATTATTTTTCAAATTTAATATGCTTTGAGATAAATTCAAAATTTTATTGGAAGATGAACTGCTTTGAGTACTAGCAAAAACTTCTCTTTTACCATCTCTTGAAGCCCATACCAAATTGTGCGAGCTAGAGGCTAATGCAACTCCGCCTCCAACCTGACTATCTTGATCTTCAGAATAAGTAAGATCCATTACTTTTCCAACAGATTCAGTTGGTGCATAATTTGCCAAACCAACATTGGCATTCATCGGAGAAGCTTGTGGGGCTTGTCCTTGTTGTAAATTTTGAGGTTGATTTATTTGTTGAGGTCTTTGACCACTACCAACATCAACACCGTCGTCAATCATGTCTTGCATTGTTGATTGAAGTTCAGCCATTGATTTTGTAACTTTGCCAACATGTCCAAGATCTACATTGTCTTTTCGGGCAAACATATTCATAACTGCTACTTCAAGGAAGTTTAGTGATAAATTGATCAAGTCCAAGATATTAAGGCCAGATCTTGGATCAATACCTAATGCGCCAAGAACAGCTGCAACAGTAGAATTCTGATTTGCACCCTGCCCTGCTAGTAAAGGCCCACCAACTAATGTCCCAGCTTGTTGAGCTAGTCTTACTGCTGTTTTGGCAGTTGCATTTGCAACTCTTAGACAATTTTCATATTCAGGTCTTGAGATATTGTCATGTGGAGCACCTTGAAGAGCCAATACAATATTTGAAGAAATTTCATTTGCTTTTTTCTCTAAATTTGTCGCTGCATCAAGAACGTCATCTACATCATATATTTCTTGAATTTCACAAGATTCAAAAGCACCATCACCAACACAAGAAAGCTCAATGAACTTTACTCCGTAGTTTTTCTCATATGCTTTTTTGCCTGATTCAGGGTAAATTTTCCCTTTATATTTTTTGAGGTGTTCACAATAATCTCTTTCGGTATAGGCTTTATTTCCACAAACCGAACAAACGCCCCATTCAACACTTGCTCCCATAGAAACGTCATGGATTACACCAGTGCGGATATTTCTAGCAATATCTGGATAAGCTTCTTCATCTACAAAGAAAGTACAATACACACAGTCTTCTTTTTCGTCCCACTCTGCATATACAACCATTCCTTTTGCTTGCTCGATATCATCATTCTTGTGGTTTGTATAGATAGGAACGCCTTCAAAAGTTTTGTAGGCTGGAATTTTCTTGCCTTTAATTTCAGTTTCTTTGAGTAATTCTTCTTTGGAAAATAAGTCACCATTTGCATTTACTACGTCAGCATCTATGGCTCTAGCTCTTACCCATAGCAATTTAGCACCTTTACGTGCTTGCATTTCTCTGACAATATCGAAATCTTTGTATTTTTCTAGGACTTCTTTTGGATCTGCATAGAGAGATTGAAGACCGATTTTTGCTGCCTCTCTCATATTTGAAGAAGCAGTCTTGATAATATAATCTCTAGCTATATTTCGGTCATTTTCGTTGAGGAAACTATTTATTGTTATAGCTCCACCTTTTGCAACCTTGTACATATATTCAATCCTTAAAAAATAAAGTTATCAATAGGATTTGTTCTATTTTTGACCTATTAAGACCTGTAAAATTTAAACCCGTCGAAATCGACGGGTTTATTGTACAGTGACAAACTATTCTATAATTATAGATATTCCGAATTACCCTCTCCCATACCTGTTCTTCGCTTAATTACTTTAATTAACACGTTTAAACAATCTTGAGGATGATCATTCAATTCTTTATCTGTAAATCTGATGATAATCCAGCCATTTGCAGCCAATTCAGAATCTCTACGTTTATCTTTTGCAATTTTGTCTGGGTTATTATGCCAAATTTCACCATCTGCCTCAATTCCAAGTTTCAAGTTTGGAATAGCTGCATCTAGTTGATAATCCATTGTAGGACCAGCAGAATATTGTGCATATAAGGGAAAAGGCATGTTTAAAGACATCATCAGTCCATAAAGTTTCTTTTCAAGATTAGTAAACATTTTTGGTTGCTGAGAAACATCTACTTTCTTTTTTGCATATTTTTTTATTGAATCGTTTTCGTTGCTGGCAAATTGATAAATCTCTTCTAGAGCATAATTATTTAATGGATGAGAATTATCACCACCCATAATTGGTATATACAAAGTGCCGAATAATCCATCATATTCATCTGGTAAAGGACCTAATGATCCTCTGCCTGTTACTGGAGTTAATGATTTCAAGAAACCTTCATGGGCTGCAGATTTGATTTTCTTGCTAGCAGTTCTTACGCCTGAATTTTTTGCCTCTATTCTTTCAGTGTAAATTTCATTAATTGTAGAACTAGCAACTTTGTAGAACTTATTCATTACAGAAGCTGTAGGTGCAGCTCCTGGAGCGGCAGGTGCAGGAGGTGGAGCACCACCAGCAGGAGGCGTACCACCAACTGAAAGATCAGCAGGAGGTGGCATTCCTTCAATACCAGCAGATGCATTGGGTGTTGCTGCTCCAAAACCTTGCCCAGTAACACCACCACTCTGAAAACTTAATGAAACATTAGGAGTACCAAAAGATTGATCATTTACAAAGTTTGCACCTTGTTCAAATCTAAGTCTTTCAATTTCTTGATCAGAGTCAAGCCCGAAAGCTTCAATCAATGAAACGTTGGAAATCACTCCATTTTGATTTGCAGTGACAAGCATTTGCAACTTACCAGTATCATCACGCAATTGCAGATCATCAAATTTGATTTTTGGATAGACTAATTCGTCTTGTCCTCTCTCGCCTTCAATTACAAAGCCATTCCATTTTGCAACTGGCATGAAAACATTTTGTTCAATCCAATGGGCTACTTCTCTTCTAAATGTCTCTAATCTTTGAGCCATTGCAAGAAGTCCAACTTGAGCGTTTCCATAAGTTGGGCCCTCACCATTCAACAGAGCTTTGTTGAGCATAACGCCGTCTAAGATTTCTTGTTCAATAAGTTCAAATTCACCAGTTAGAGGATGAATTTTACCAGTAGCTCCATACCATTCAAGATCAAAATTGTGGTGAGTAACAAGAGTCAAGTTTGGATCATTGGCAATAGATGCCAATTCATCTTGCACGTTGTCAATATCTTCTTGTGATGCTGGTCTTGTATCACTACCAATCTTTACAACCTTGATTGGTAAGATAAGACGTTCTGCAATCATATATTGTGCTTGACGTAATTTATCTTTGTAAGTTAAGATTGGAAATAATGGGCGAATCATAGAAATTCCATAATCTTCCCATGGGTTTGATCCATACTTAAAATGGTGGATAGAAATAGGATTCAACTTAATTGGATTACCCTGAATAATCATCTTTTTGATGTTGTCAGGAATTGAATCGTAAATTTCTTTAGGATTTCTTTCGTTTACAATTCTTATTTCTTCAGCAGATGGTCGATAAGCATAGCTTCCAGCTTGATCAATCATTCCTGGAGTTTTAATTACAGAATCTGGATTAAGAATTGAAATTGATTTCCAAGTAGCACCATCATGTTGACATTCTTGATTTTTGTCATCATCCCAGTTAGATCCATGACAATGTGGGCAGTCCAATGAAAGGAGCACAAAAGAATCACCTAATAAGTGATATGTTTTGGAAATTTCTGGCAGCCATTTTTGAAAGTTAAGAGATTCTACTAACTTTTCAAAGTAATCTTTTACGTAAGATGAAGAACATTCTAATTTCCATCCAGAGAAAGGATAGTTAGTATAGAAATTAATGGCTGCAGCAATTTTTGGTTCATTGTTTCTCCACCAGTTTGCCCAAAGATAAACTTCACGTCGAGCATTTGGGATTTGAAACGATGATGGAGTAAGAAATGGTGAATAGAAGTTAGGAGCTGTAGTAACTGTGTTTATGCTTGCAGTTCTAGTGACGCTTGGTCCTAATCCTAGACCAATTCGACTACTTGCATAATTTCTCTCTACAGTAGTTGTGCTTGTTGGTGCTCCTGATACTTGTGTTGCTGCTGTTCTGATAGCAGAAGCCAATGATGTTCTATTTGCCATAACATATATTATACCGTTCTATAAAAATAGAACTTAATACCAAGTTTGATTGGATGGTTTATTACCGAAAAGGATAGGGTCTTGTTTACCTTTTAATGCTTGATAATATCCTTCACCATTCTTAAAATGTTGAAAGCTATTTCCTTTTTCAATTGAACCCATACTTTGTGGATCTCTATTATTGTTTTGCTGTCTTGAGCCTTCCAATTGATCTTCTAATGTTGTGACTTCAGGCGCATCATGATATGGAGAGTGTCTACGAGCTTCTATAGATGCAGATTGAGGGGAAATAATAAATTGTCCATTATTATCCATATTCATTCTATGAGGCCGTTGAACCAAGAGATCCCAAATTTCTTTTTGTTGTTCTTGATTCATATTGTAATATTGATCAAGAGTTTTGCCCATTTTATCTAAAATGCCAGCAAGTTCATCATAAAGTCCTGCAGGCTCATTGTCTACATCATGAATTTCATCTATTTTAGAATTTGATGTTGAATCAATAGTGTCAAGAGGCTTTTCTCCTGACAAATTGACGCCACCACCAATTTGGGCTAAAACTTGCTTATACCACATCGTCGTATTCTTCTCTTTTAGATTCCATGATGTAATCTAAACCAAGTTCATCAGCAAATTTCTTAAGATCATCATCTGAAAATTGATGACCAAAGCTATCTTCGTCTTCGTCATTCAATAAAGTTTCGATATTAACAGTGATCTTCTTGTTTTGTCTTGTATCTTCTAGTTGTTTATCCATAGGAACATCAACTATATTTTTCTTTCTTGTTTCACCAAGAATTTGCTCTTGATTAAGTTCTTTTTTGGATGCAGTCTTATCTAACTGTTGAATAATGGATTCTTTTGGTTCAGCTTTGTCTTTGTTCAATTCATCTCTGTAATTGATTGGATCTTTACCGTTGACATTCAATTGATCAGCATAAGATTCTTCCATTTCACCACGATGAGTATAAAGTCCATCAGAATCAAGTTGATCTTCTAGTACTTCATCAGTAACAGATTCTTGGTTATTCAATTTTCTCAATAAAGCTTCAAGGTATTCTGTGCCTTTTTGTTCTTTTCTAGGAAGTTGTGAGTCAATTGTTTTCAAAGAATCAGATTGAGCTTGTTTAGGGCGCATAACAGGCTTGTCGCCTTGTTGATGGCCATAACTGGATTGCTTGGCATCTGACAATTGTTTTTCCATTGAATCATCGACATTTTGTTTGCCTCTGATTTTATTAGCGCCCCTATCAGAATTGTCAAATCTAGCTTCAAATCCAATTTCACCTTCAGTGAGTTTTTTGGATCTTTCGCCTTCCTTAAGTTCAAGAGCATTGGCTTCATTATCAGGATGCTTATGAACATCAAGTCTAGCCATAACTTCATCATGAGATTGGAAAGCAACTTTAAGCCAATCTTGATATGCACAAGTTACAGTTCCATCTTTGCCAACTCTTGAGTCTATACAATTTTCTCTACACTTGGATATTTCCATAGGAATTGGAGCTTTGTATCCTTGCATTTTTCCTTTAGGACACAATAAATAAGGCTCATTGGCTTGTGTAAATAAAGTTGTATATGCAACTCTTCTATTTTCTTTTGGTGTGATTTCTGAATACCAATTGTGTAAATAGTTTGCAATTTTGACAGCTAAGTTTTTGTTTCCTGACAAAACAATTTTTCTAGCATTTGCAATTTTGCTAAGTCTAATTTCTGAAGAACAAAATGCTGTAAGTTTATCAAGTGTATTAATCGTTTCAATTTGCCAAAAACCTGATGACTTTTCACTATTCTTGTAAGCAACTCTTTCCATTCTAGCTGCTTCATTATCTTTGTTCAAGAAATTTTGAATAGCCATATATGCATAACGGAGAGTATTTCTTTCTTCAGCAACTCTAATATTGTTTAAATTATTAAATGCCTGATGTAAATGATGATGTGCATCTTTTTTTGGAAGAGCTACTATCTTCATAATGTGCTCAGGACCACCCATATTTTTGAAGGCTGAAATTACTGGATCATCACCAAAATCATCCATTCCTAAAACGTGAAATGGAGAAGACATTGGCATAGAATCTCCATCTCCAAGACCTGATAAAGTATCTTGAAGCATACGAAGCAATCCATTACCACCAACTTCTGATTTTTTTTCTAAAATCTTTTCAATTTTTTCAGGATCGTGTGTCTCGTATGTAGCTTTGATTTTATATCCTTTGTCCATAATTATTTACCCAATCCTAAGTTTGATAATTCTTCTTTATCAAAACCTCTATCCTGAAGTGCTGCCTTAATTTGTTTTAATTCTTCTGATACGCCTTTTTTATCTGCAGCATCTTTGAAATCACCTTGTTTGGTTGTTTTGGAGTAATCTTGTAAATCCATAAGAAAACAAGCTCTCATAATCAACTCAGGCGTAGATCTTTTTTCAAAATTTGGTTTTGCATTATAATCAAAAGCTGCAGTTTTTACTGAAGCATTCTTGTTACCTTTTTCTTCAGTATCATTTATCTGCTCTATTGTTTCTTCAACATCTTTAGTTTCTTTCTCGACTTCTTCTTTTTTGTCAAGTAATCTTTCAAGATCCACAACATTGGCAGTTTTTTTAGATTTTTTTGGTTTTTCTTCTTTATCTTTGCCTTGCTCTAGTTTTTTGTTGTATTCTTTAACAATATCTACAGCACGTTCAATTGTCTCTTTATTCCAGTACTTGAGTTTTGAAATGTATCTAACAATATCGTTCTTTTCGACACCGTGATCAAGCAATTTACCCACTTTACCCATTAAAACACGGAATGGATTGCCTCTAGTTTTCTTTTTCTTTTTGACCTGTGCTGTTTTTGAATTGTTGTACACGTTTTTAGCCTCGGATAAATAAGTTTCTTCAATCTTATTCGCTATATCAGAATAGCTTGGATCTAATTCTTGAGTAATTGGATCTTTAGTTCTTGTTCTACTATTATTTGACATAATTAGTGCTTTAGATAACTTATATAATTGATGTCTTAAGCTTTCATCTTGCACTCTGTCTGCTATGACAGTAACTTCATCTGAAAGTTCACCGTAGTTCTCATTAGCAGATTTGACCTTGTTCATCAACTGTCTCATTTCATCTTTGGTTACACCTTCGGCATTTTCACCACTCAAGGGAATATTGTTAATCCCATTTGCAGGATTTGAAGCTAAAGGTGGTTCAATTTGAGACAGTTTATTCATTAATCTAAATCGTCAAAGTTTATGTCAATACTATTATAAATTTCATTAACAGTTTTAGCTCTATTTAGAGATTTACTGTTCATGTCATTTTGAATATTTTTCTTAATTGCTAATCTTTCATTTCTGATCTTTTCTTGATTTGCAATTCTCATTGATTCTCTAGAATCCAGAGCAGATGGATCTATCATTCCAAATGTAGAATTGAATTCATTGTCAGATGATGTTCTTAAGATTGAATGTGCTCTTGAGGAAACTACAGAAGATTGTCTCAAGTTATTTATTTGGCTTTCTTCCCAAGCTTTATGACGAGTTGCTTTAGCTTCTCTTACTCTTTGATTTTCAATAATCGATTGCTCGCTTGTAGAAGATTGAGAATTCAAGAATTCTTCAGAAATTGCAATCATATCAGGGTTGAAAATAGAAGCAGATCTTGACAACATTGCATTCATATATTCATCTGCTGAAAATGCTTTTAAACCACTAGTTGTAGTTCTTGCAGTCTCACCAGAATCAAATTGTGATCCAGCTCTTCTGATTGCACCAAAATCCTGTGATAAAATTCTTTCTTCCATAGAGGTTTCTCTTAAGTCTTGATAAGTAGATGGACCTTGAATTTTTTCCCAAGATTTATTGATATTATTTGCTTCTTTTGTAAAACCAATATTTTGTTTAGAGATTGACTGTCTGTTGGCCGTAGAATTTCTTTTTAACTCTGCATAAGGATCTTCTTCAACTTCAACTTGAGCGCCAATGAATCTCTTTTCCAAGAATGTTGGAATATTTTCGATTTCTGATACTTTTCTAAATCTGCTCATGTTTATTATCCTGTTGTTACTTTTCAAGAATGTCCCAGGGCAAAAGCCCTGGGACTATTTTTCTTGAGGATTATTTTTACTACTTGTCGTATTTCTTGGTGAAGAGTGCATCAATCCACTCTTGATCACCATAACCAAGTTCATTTTTCCAGTAATCAATAATTCTGGAATAGTCTGCATCTGAAAGGGTTGCAACTTTGATCATTGAAGAAGCTGCAGCAACCTTTACATTTGTTTCAAGGCCAGAAGCAAGAACATTCTTGATATCGGATAAATTGTCAACTTCAGGTGTGGATGTTTCGCCTAATCTAGCATTTACATACTCAATTGGGAAACCTTCTGCTAAAGCCTTAGCAGCAAATGCTCTTCTTGCAGCAGATGAGAATGCTTTAACTTCCTTCATTTCTGAATCCTTTCCGCATTCACATTTTTTGCCAGCATAAACTCCGCCACATTTTTCACATTCTTTGTCCATAGCTGCTTCTTTCTTTTCTTCCATCTTTTCAGCAACTCTTTGAACCAAGGATTCTCTGTAAGCTTTTCTTTGTGCAAGCTTTACATTTGCCTCTTGTTGTGCTTGTACTTGGCGCTCGATTTTGCCAGCTAATCTGACTCTTCTATCATGACGAGCAGCAAGGATAGCATTCTTGAGATCTTCATCACCAGCAGCTACAGCAGCTTCTACTGCTTCAGCTGATAATTGTGATGCATGGTTGAAGTGAAAAGCCTTCTTTTCAGCTTTAGACTTAGGACCTTTTCTCTTCATAGGACCTTTGTCAGCTTTTTCTTCATCATCATGACCTTCGTCTTCATCTTCATCTTCAGAATCTTCAGACTTCTTCTTGCCCTTGCCATTCTCTTCCATCCACTTTCTCAAGCCTTCTGGAAGACCTTTCTTGGCTTCTTTGCCCATACCTGATTTGTGATCCATCCCAGATTCAGCGTCATGATCATCGTGATCTTCGCCTTGTAATCTATCGACTTCTTCATCACCAATAGCGTCGATAAGAGCTTTGAGACCCTTGTTCTCTTTAGGCTCTTTGGCTTCAGCTAATCTTTGATTAAAGTTGTCCCAATCAATTCCTTGGAAAACCAAGTCAGAATCAAGAGGATCTTCTTGAAATCTGTTTGGGAAAATTCTATCTGCCATAATTAATTTTTCTCCTCAAGAAAAAATACATTAAGAAAATTTCTAAATTTAATGCTCAAATTCCTTTAATGCATCTATTTATGTTTTTTTACTCAAAATTAGTTTCTTGCCCTTCAAGAGCAATTTGTCTCCAATACCAATCTTTAGTTTTTTAAACAAGCCTTTATTTGCTTCTACAATAAATACAACGTTGTTAGAATCTGGAGAAACAGATTTTGGATCATCTGCTTCCATATCTTTAAAGTCCACAATCTTATGATTTTTGTCTAAAAAAGCTAAAGAAAGTGGAAATGACACATTCTTATTCCAAAAAGAATAACAATCAGGATAATCAAAAGTAAAATAAACTACTTCATATTCTCCCAAAGGTTCTGCATGCATCAATCCTTTACTTCGTAATTTATCAGTATCTGCTACAAACCTAACATCGAATTCATCACGGAATTCTTCATTAGTGAGTCATGAACCAACTTTTTTAAATTTATTTGAAGATGCTTTCACACTTCTTGCGTCTTCAAGATCAAATCTATCTTTGGTTCTTTGCTTTCTAAATTCATTAACATTATCTATGCTCAAATAATGATCACGTAATGCTAATCTTGCTCTTTCAGTCAATTCTACAGATCTACCATAACCTGTAAGTAATCCAGCAGTTTTCATAGCTAAAAGATCATTATCAGAAATTTCAGTAGGAACTCCACATACTTTGCTGTCTTTGTGTAAAGCAACATAGCTAGCAGCAGTAACTAAAGCATCTGTATTTGCATCAATTGACTTAAGCATTTCCAAATATTTTTCACTTAATTTAGCTGCTTCTGCTTTTTTAGGAGCTTGTGAAACACCAAGAAGTTGAATTTGAATATCAGAAAGTCCAAGACCTTCCATTGATGGTCCGTCAAATAATTCTGCATGCAAATCTAAAGAGTGTACTGGCTTAATTGGTATAGGCATAATTTTTTATTCCTTTATCTAATTGGTAATCTATTTTTCCAACCATTTCCTTCATCAACATTTTTCTGATAGGTTTCTTCCCAAGAAAATTTATCGCACAAATCAGCTCCGCTATGAATTGCCATAGATGGGCTTGATGCTGGATTACCTGGGTCTACATAAGCAGGACCAGGAACATTATCAGGACCATGTAATTGTCCTTCTATATTTGCACCATCAGCTTCTCCACCCAAATCCATATATTCTTTTGGAACTTTTCTAGGATTTATTTTTTGTCTCCAATAGTCATTTTGTTTTGTTTCTTCTTCTATTTCCTCATATGGAACCAAAGAAACATTTGGAGATTGAGTTATTGATTGCTGTGGATAATATTGTGCAATTTTTTCAAACAACTTATCTGACTTTAAGTATTCGCCAGATTTATCCAATCTTGAACATATTTTTATAATTGTTTGAATTGATTTAGCATTCATGATTTTGAACCTTTAAAGACTATGACCCGATATCCCGTAGAATGCAGATCCTGGATACGATTCTTCAACGCCTTTAGGTTCTTTGTTTGAAGGATCGATAAAATCTAAATAATTTGTATCTTTTTTCTTTGGATTCAATTGCTGTTCAAAAGAAACGAAAGGATCAATATCTTTTGTTGCTTCTGATTTAGGGGCAATATCTTTTGGCGCATATATATTTGGTTTTGTATCAGGATCAGGGTAAGACAATAAAGTGTCTTTCAAGCCATACTCTTGGAATCCATCTTCATTTGGAGTTTTTTCAATCATCAAATGATTTATATAATCATTGAAATCTTCACCGTGAGTTAGGATGGGAGTTTTTCCAATTGGAACATAACTAAATTGATTTTCATCAAATTCATTTCGTTCTTCAGGATATTCTTTTGTCATCCTGTTTCTTCTTGCAATTTCATAGTCTTCTGCAATACGATTTATTGACTTATCTGAAATGGCAAAATGTAATCTTTCTGGCTTATCTGGATCTTTGTATTCTTCTCTTGGATATTTGAAATCTTTATTGTATTTATGACGATCTTCTAAGGATTGCTCCATAGTCATCATATGCTCTTTTTTTGGCTGATAATGATCTCGTATATATGCTGGACTATTTTTCATTAAGTCGCTTGCTGCATTTTCTAAAGATTTTTTGTAATTATGTAATTGAGCTCTAAATTTAGCTCTTAATCTTTCCTCAGGAGTAAGTTCGTAAGGAATTAATTCTTCATAATTTTTATGTTGTGGAGTCAATCTTGACTCTATATTGACATCTCTTGTATCAGGTTCAATATGGGTACGTCTTAACAATTTATCGAAGCTTGAATCTTCGTCTACGTATAAATTGATTTCATGTCCACCTCGGTTTCCACCACCACGACCGATAGGACTACCACCAGGCTGAAATGGAGCTCCATTCCCTCCACCGCCTACACCACCAAATTGAGCTGTTCTGATATTGTTAGACATAATGAATTGTTCTTATAAATAAAAATAATTACCTTTATCTTCTATTTAAATTGACCATTTTTGATCTTGGCAATCTAATCATAATTTTAGATGTTAAGCATTCAAATGCTACAGCAGCGACTGCATCACAAATATCATCTTTATATCCAGAAAGTGCCTCAATGTAATATCTTTTGCCTTTCCATTTTTTCTGCAAAAATAAAAATTGAATTTTTGCTTCTTGTATTTCATTTAAAGATATAAGCCTATTATCTAAATCTCTATATTCTCCACCAGGCAAATCATAAATATCAATTCGGTCATCACGGATTAATTGTGATAATTCAGTGTAAATTTTTTCCTTGTATTCTTTATTAAATTGGCGCTCTACAATTGGGACTCTTCTTGATTGCAATTTAATTAATGATGATTGAGAATTCCATTGATCAATAGAAACTTGCTTGAATTTGAATTTATGATGTAAATCGATTACATAATCTTCAACTTCGCTTTCTTTTACAGGTTGATTTTTAGTTTTAGGATTCCAAAAATGTACATGATCAATCACAACTCTTTTGAGTGGTTGAAAATCAGGCCCAATTTGACCATACATATTTTCAGTATGAGCAATTACAAGAGCGTAGTAGTCTGACGTTCTGGCAGGGTCTAAGTGGCAAAAATATTCAAAATGTCCCTCTGCCATTTCTTTTCTTTTGACCATAGACATTGAAGCGAACATTCTGTCTATATCTTCAGAATTAAACATAGGGTCAGAGGATGAAGCACCAAATTCAGCTCCATACTGCATCTGAAATTCTTGAGGATCTTTCTTCTTTTGCCCATCCAACCATTCTTTGTCAATGTTTGGATTTGTAAGCCAAGTAGGAAGTCTCATCACAAGAGTTGTTGGATCTTCTTGTCTATTTTCGTGAAGATCATATAACAACCCAAGAGGACCTTTAGGGTTGGAAAGAAGCATCATTTTGCCATCTTTACCAAATGTAGCAAGAGATGGCTTTAAGTCATCATAAAGAGCGTAGTCAACACCAGATTCAGGATTATCTCCAGCCATAGCAGCAACTTCGTCCATAATAATTGCCCAACAAGTTAAACCAACAAGACCTGAAGCATTACTACTACCACATCGCAATACCAAAGAACCCGCAAAAAGATTGATATTTTGCTCTTTTCTTCTTACATTCTCTTCTCTATCATGTTCTGTATAAAATCGCATTTCAAGCTCTGTATCTTTGCCAATATAAGGAGCAAAGAATGGAGAAGCTAGAACTGTTTGTTTGATTTTTGAGAAGATTGCTTTTTTAGCCTGTTCTTCATTACGAGCAACATTGAGAAGAACAACTTCATCAAATTCCATCAAGCCATATCTAGCTTGAGGGTGACCCATAGAAATCAATCTATATAATTCATAAAGAGCCATAGCAGACACAAGGAATGACTTACCCGAACGTCTGCCAAGCACTAAAACTAATTCTTCAAATTTATATCTTTTTTTGCATTTTTCTTGAACTTGCATCCTTAATTTTGGGTCAAATTCTTCGGAATAAAGTAAGTCGAATTCACTTTGAAAAGCATCAATTATTGGTCTTGCTTCTAATACCTCAACTTGTCTTTCAGCATCTGGGTTAGTTGCTTCATCTTTTGCAAATTTATATCTTTCATCTCTAACTTCATTTTTAAGACGCTTACATTGAAGACAAGGTGAATTGACGACATTGAAAATTGTTTTGAATTGTCTTTTTTCTGCACGGGCTTTTAAAAATTCATTTTCGTTCTTTTGGATATAATCCCAAACACATCCTTTGCAATCTTCTTGATTGTCAGATTCATTTATTACAAGGTTAGTATTGCCTTCTTGCCCCATATAAAAACATTTAAGTATAAGTTTTTGCCAAGGATAAGGTCTTAGATTACAAAAATATGGATGTTCAATAAATGTAATAATGTCTACAATTTGGTCAGGGTTAAATCTGTCTTTAGGAGGTTTGACTGGAGGTGCTACTTCTTGTCTTGTAGCAGGAGCAATTTCATCTACAAAATCTTCGGCATATTCCGTGCCTTTGAATAATTCTGTAACTGAATTTGCTTGCTGTAATAATTGACTTCGTAATTCGTTTGAAGATTTAACGACTGGAGTTGGCTTTCTCATTAATTATCTTGTTGGATCTTATTTCTCAAAGCTACAATTTCTTCTCTGATAATTCTTTTATCTGCTTCACTTTCCATTTTTTCGTGAAGATTAGCTAAAATTTCAAATATATTGATGTCAAAGATTCCACGATTATCTCTCGAGTCTTTGACATTGAGAATTTTAGAAATTAATTTCTCAACCATAGCTGCTCTTTTAAGTTTCATGTCATTATTTTTAGAGCAGTCAATGCCACGAACATCATCAAGTTCTACAAGTAAAGCAGTAAGGGCTAATTGATGTTCACGAAAAATCCATGGAGCGATAAGTTCTTCTCTTTGTTCGTAGTTCTTAAGACCAGAAGTTGAGATTTTTTTGAAATCACAGTGTTGTTCCATATGAGTATTAATTTGCATCCAGTTCATCTGTGCATCAAAATACTGATGGAAAAATCTAATTACCGATTGATTTTTTCTTCCACTGTCTAAATATACGTGTTCTACTAAATCTCTAAATGGTGAAGTACAAATCGCACATCTAGGTTCTATGAATTGAGGATAAGATATATCACTCATATTGTCAGGAGGAAGAGGCATTAATGGCTTATCGCCTTCTTTCAAATCCCTGAACATTCTCGATGGTTTCTTGGGTCCTTCATCAGGAACAATAAGAGCATCTACAGTTTCTTTTTTCGATTCCATTTCTTTAGTTATACAAGCAAAACAAGCCGCATAAATGCGGCTTGTTTCTTTCTGTTAGGATATAAATTAGTCTTTTAAGGCTCTTTTGAGTCTTTGATATGGAGAAACTGTATCTACAGCTTTTACCATAAATTCGTCAGCAAGACCAAAATCAACATAATTCCCGCCTATAAATTTATCACTGGATGAAGTTGCATTTGTCAAATCAACTTCAGCAGTTCCCTTCTTCATGGATACAACATATTTATTTTTAGAAGCTGTTTTAATTTGAGCTTCTTGAGATTGTGCTAAAAGAACATTGTTAAGAAGTGTTTCTTCAATAAAAGGCTTTAAAGATGCATGAAGATTTCCTCTTCCAGTTCTACTTTCTTTAGCAGCTTCAGTAATTCTTAACCAAAATCCAAGCCCTTTTTCGTCAGTTTTTACAATTGAATGAGGACCAGTGCAAAGTCTCTTGACAAATTCCTTCGCAGATAATTTGGTCAAAGATCTTTCAATAATAGGAGCGCAGTCAGAATATCTTGTTGGGACTACAGCAACTTCGATAGCAGTATTTTGTGCAACTTCTTCAGCACTATCAAATAATTTAGAAGCTACTCTGTTTGCAATGTCTAAATCAAAATTATCAGCTGCAAGTAATTCTACAACTTCGGACTTTTCAAAACCTTGATTTTTGTATTTTTGAGCTTGACTATTGGCAACAACGAAAACACCATCATTATGTGACTTTAATTCATTGCGCCAGTTGTAAATCATGTCATTTGTGTTATTTTCAGACACTTATCTTATCTCCCTTAGATTTTTTTGATCCCCACCAACAAAAGGACTTAAATAAATAAACCTCTAGACGTGCTTGAAAAGTCGTAGAGGTTTTTGTGGAACATATTAGTATAATACGAGAATTTCAAAAATATATTCCAAAGGTTAAATTAGTACATTTGTAAAATAAAAAATATATGTGGTACTCAAAAATTATCGAATCTGCAACAGCCTGGGACGTTTTATCTACTAAAGAAGTTTTGTGGGCTGGCTCTTTCTCTAGAACTTTCAAAGATTTTTCATTTTACGATCCAAATGAAAACCCTACTATGACTGCTATGCTCAAGTTTATAGGAGATATAGAAAAGGGCAGAACTGGTGATTCAATTATTGATAAATATCTTGAGAAAGCGAAAAATGACGGCAGTACTTTGTCTGACATTTCAATTTTTTCTTATAATTTATCAAAATTTATTGATAATGAAATGAAAAAACAAGGAAGTTCTGCTAATACAGATATGATGAAAGTATTAGACTTTCTTGGCAAACTCAATGAATATATAAAATCAAGAGGCGGAAATGGCATAGAACTTGGTGATAGAATTCCAGATATTGACAAAGTAAAATCATCTGTCAATAGCACTCTTGGTATGGGATTTACCACATTAAATTTACTCTTGAAAAAAGGCACGAGTATGAATGAGGCACTAGCTATGTTTATCATTCGTGGAGATGATGTTAACTTACTAGGATATCCTCTTTCTCAACAAAGAAACTTGCTTGTTTATCAACTTCTTGAAGCCAGACCAGAATTAGAATATTTTCAAAATCAAGAAAATGTTGTAAATTTAATTAGACGTGGAGAGGGAAAATTCTATTTTCCAAACATCAAAGAATACATTTTTTCAGGTATTACCGAAAGCAAAATTTTAGAAATTGTTTTTGAGTTATTATTGAAAGATTTTGATCAAGTAGATGTTGCAAGTATGCTTCACTATCTTCCAAACAAAACTCAAATTAACGTAGCTGTAAAAATCGATGAATACCCACAGTACGATAGATTTTGCCAAAATATAGCAGAAAAGTTATACTCAAGTATCGGTGAGTATGATTTTGATCAAGATGTTTTATTAATAAGAAAACTTAAATCTTTCAAAAAATTTATGGATCTTATTGATAGTAAAGGTGATCAATGCTCTCCTTTATTTATAATCAAGGGAATTGCAAAACCACAAGTTATTATAAATTATTTAGATAAAAATCCAGAAGATTATGAAAAATTTGATGTTAATTTATTAGACAGCCTTGGCAGTGAAATTAAAAACCAAATTCAACAAAAAGGCAAAGCTGCAAAAGCCAGAATTCAATCTGATGGTTTTGCTCTTTTAGAAAAAGCACAACAAGAAGGAGTTATAAAAATAATTAAAGCTTCTGACACTGCTTTTAATTATGCTTACGGAAAAGGACCAAAAAGAGACCCAGCACCACAAGGTATGTCTGAAAGCGAACAAAGACAAAAAGAAAAGTCTGATGAAATATTTTCAAAGTTCCAACAGTCATATGAAGATCGTATGCAACAAGAAGCTCCATTTGCTGGCGTAAGTACTGAAGATATAAGTAAATATGCTGATCAAATGGTGATTGTAGAATTTAGCACTTATAGCTTAAAGAATTTTATGCGAGAAAATAATGTGCCTAAATTAAAAATAGGTCCTGTAGATTTTACTGATGAGAAATGGGGTGGATTATTTGTACCTAAATTTCCAACAAAAGATATGGGTCCACGTCCAGCAATTATTATCAAAACAGATATATGGTCTCAATTAGCTTTTCATAGAAAATTAGCTGAAAATATTGGAATGGATGCTAATCATTATCTTGAAGCCACTAAAAGACACGAAGTAGCTCACGCATTACAGTATCTTCAATCTGGAGATTTGATGATGGAAGATTCTGTAGCTTTAAATCCAGAATTGACTCCTGAAGAAGCTTACATATCTGATCCTTCTGAACTATATGCAAGAATTCACGGAGATATACCTTATCTGGCTAGAATCTTTGATGCTCATATTGGAAAATTGATGGCAGATCCAAAAATCTATCAAGCTGCCAAAGAACAATGGATTCTAGATATCCAGGATGAAATGATTCACTTGATGTCAGGTGGAACAAATGCTAAAAGATTACTTGAAGATATGGAGACTGGTAGATTTGGAACTTACACCTCATCTACAGGACAAACAATTACATTAACTGATCCTCTTGAAGTAATTAATAAAAAATTACAGCGTCAAAGAAACAGATTGGAAATGATTTTTCACGAGACTTTTCAAATTCAAGGAAGACGTGATTATAGAAGAGGGTTGATTGGTAAGAAAAATCAATTAGCTCAACAAATTGAATCTACCCCTATTTATTCTTCTGAAAGAACCAAACTCGAAAAAGAATTAAAAGAAGTTGAAACAAATTTAGTTGAATCAGGGAGAATGCTTATCTTTGATGTGAAAGATGTATCTGAGGCTGTAGTTGAGGGATATTTAGCAGATTACTATAGCAAAATTGCGAAAGCTGTAGCAGATGGCTTACTTACAACAGATACAATTAATCCTCAAGGCGAAGATCAAAGAGTAGAAAATCAGCAATTACGTGAAGAAGCTAAAAAACAAGAACCACCAACAGCACAAGACATTAAACAACACGCAAGATTTCAAATTCAACAAACAGAGCCTATCCCGAGTGGCAGAAAGATTGACGTTATTATTCCAAGATATAAAGGTACTGGAAGACCACCTGGCAATTTTCCAGGCTTTGATGATGCAGAAAAAGATGATCAACAAGTTGATATTACTATAGAAAGAAAAGAAGACAAAATTGCTAGCGTTTTCAATTACAGAAAATTAATCAAATAAGAAATCTTCACCAAGAATTAGTTTCATTTGTTCAAGGGCTTTTGATAATCTTTTTGAAAAAGCCCCTTGAGTAATACCTAGAGTTTCAGCACATTCTTTTTGATCTAATCCATCAAAGAAATAAACTTGGATTACTTCTCTGCTTTTTTCAGGAAGACTTCCCATTGCTTGGTGAATGCATATTACATTATCAATTTTAT